GGTGCGTCTGATGGCCTGCTGGATGGTGTTATCGCTGCCTGTCAGGGAAATGCCGTGGCGTTTCAGCTCTCCGCCAAGCTCCCGCATTTTCTGAATTTCCCGTGTGCGCGATTCATTCAGGCGTTCAAGCCGGGTGCTTAACTGCTGCATCAGCTTTTGTTGTTTTTCGCTGAGCACTGTACCCGTGCGTTGTAACTGATTAAGGGCGTTAAGCTGGCGTCGTGCTTTCACGATGCCCGCATCCGCTTTACTGACAGCGTCACGGGCGCGCTCAAATGATCGCGCCTGACGCTCGAGATTTTTGATCGCCCCCTGCGTTCGCTGGATGGAGTCACCAAACTGCCCCATCAGGCGGCGGGCGTTTTCGGCAGGCCGGGTCAGCCTGTCAGCGGCGCTGAAAGCGACCCGGATATCAAGAGTCTTCATTGTCTGCACTCCCGCTGCGAAGTGCCGCCCGCTCACGCCAGCTAACCACTTCGCCGGGCGTCATCATGAAGACTTCGGCGGGCGACCAGTTAAAAATAACGGCAATATCTGCCACAAAGTCTTCTATGTGCTCAAAGCACACAACCGTGATCAGGCTTCCGTCGCCTGTTCGTTCTTCCCGCCAGAGTCCGCACCGCTCAAAAAATTTACGGCAACCACACATAACTGAATAAAGTCACGGGATGCCATTTTTTTGATCGTCACTTCATCCAGTCGCGGTGATGTCACGCGTGACAGCAGCGTAAACATGGATTCCGCTTTCAGATTCAGCACATCAGACAGCGACAAATCTCGCAGAGATCCAGCCTGCTCAATAGCCCTGGTGATCTCCACATGCGTGATTTTTTTCGCCGCCTCGCTCAATTGGTTGGGTAAGTTTTACGCCACGCTCACTGGTTTCTTTCACAGTGTCAGCAACTACCGTGTTTTCGGTATCGATGTTTTTCGTCTCTTTCATCAGGAAACTCCTTTCAGTCAGAGGCGACGCACTGCGCCGCCTGCATATTACTTATCAGCCAAGCCCAAGCGCGGAACGGATGCGGTCGGGCACAATGTCCTTGCCGTCCTTCCGGTAAATGAAGTTCAAGCAGGTCAATCTCCCACAACGGGCGATCGTTAACGCTCAGCTTGTAGTAGGTGTTTTTAATGGCGTAAGAGTGTGATGTGGCTTCGCCCTGTTTGGCTTCCCCCATATCAATTTCCGTCACACGTCCGCGCATTTCGACTTCATACAGGTCGCTTTCTGCATCGGTGTAGTATTCACCCGCAAAACGCAGCAGCGTGCCGTCAATCGTGCCGCCATACTTAAGGAACAGCTCACGAACTGCGCCCCCCATGACAAAGCTCGCATCAAGCGCGGAGTCGTCCAGACCGAGATCAATACTTACCGCACCCATCATGCCACCACCCCGGTAGCTGTCGGTTTTGCGCGTCAGCTTAGGCAGAGAGACGGACGTCACCTTACCCACTTCGTTTTCACCATCCACAAACAGCGTAAAAAAGCGAAGATGTTTTGGCACAGCCATCAGGCACCTCCCAGCACCGCAAATGCGGGTTCAAAGTATTCATCAGTAAACGTCTGGTAAAGCTCCATGTCTTCCAGTGGCGGAACGGGCGTATATTTGTAGCGAATACGCACACGTCCCTGACGTAAATTCGTGGTGCCGTTATCCACCACGTCATACCAGCACTCCGCACCAATCAGTTTCCCGGCAGTCACCAGTGAATCCAGTTTTGCCCTGATGGCACTGATAACATCCTTCACGTTCGCAGGCGTCAGTGGACTGTCGATGGTTTCAAACTGCGCTTCCGCAATTGAATCAGCCAGCACCTGTGCGGTTCGGGTATACACCTCAAAGATGTAGGCGTTCGTTTCCGGTGTGCGGTTGCCCCAGAAGCGGAACCCGTTGCGACGAATAATGGTCGTGATTTCTTTGTTGTTGAGGCTGTTGGCATCGCTGTCTTCGGCCTGCAACGACCAGAACACATGCCTGGACATTCCCAGCACATTTTTAACCGGAACGTTGGACAGCGATTTGTGCCAGCCCTGCTCATGGTCAATGTACGCACGAAGGCCGCACGCATAAGCAGGCGCGGGGAACGTTTCGTTTTTGCCACTTTTCGGGTTGTAGGCGATGAAGTCAGGCCATAAGAGCATCACCTCACGTTCGTTGAATTTCTGGCGGTAGGTAATCGCCTCAGCCATCGTGTTACAACCATGACATGTGGCATACACAAACGCGCGCAGTTTACCCGCAATCACGCACAGGGATTTTGTCACCGCCTCCGTGTCCAGCTCCGGCGCGGCCAGAATACGCGGACGGTATCCGATGCTTTCATCCTGCTCTGCAACAAGCAGCGCATACATCCCCGTATAGCTGCCGTCATCCTCAGAACCACCGATAACCAGTTGATCCTGCGTCTTACCGTCTTCTTCTTTGTGTTCAGCCACGCGAACGACGATCACCTTTGTGCTCACCTGGTCTGCGATGGCCTTAAGCGCACGATAAAGCGTCCCCGTTGTCCCGCATTTTCCCAGCACGTCATTGACGCGGGTCAGCAGTGTGGGCTTGTTCAGCGGGAACAGCTTCGCGTCCGCATCATTCCGCCGTTGCCACGATACCGATAACGCTGGAATCAACATCGTTAATCGCTGTTACCAGGTCGGTATTTTCCGTAACACGGGCACCATGAAAACGAGTTTCACTCATAGCTTCAGCCCCTTGTATCCGTTAAATGATTCGGCAACAATCATCACCCACCACGCGCGTAATCTCACTCCTGCGCCATTCTCCCGCCACGGCGACAACAAAAAGCAGTAACCCCCTCCGCACGCACATGCGACCATGCCGCACAGGGAGGGAACAGATGACCGACACCACCATGCAATTGCTCAGTCAGGGCACAGACCCCGTGAAAATGCCGGATTTTGATATTCTCGCGGAGGGTAAAACGCTGTCAGGCGTGGCAGAGCGCCTGATGAGCCTGTCACTGACCGACAACCGGGGATTTGAAGCAGACCAGCTCACCATCACGCTGGATGATGCAGATGGTCAGTTGCAGCTACCGCCACGGGGCGCGCGCCTGACGGTTCTCATTGGCTGGAAAGGAGAACCGCTGACAGAAAAAGGCACTTACATTGTTGATGAAATCGCTCACGAAGGACCGCCGGACAGGCTGACTGTTTCAGCCAGAAGCGCAGATTTTCGGGATGAATTTAACGTTAAACGTGAGGAGTCCTGGCATGATGTGACCGTTGAGCGTGTGGTATCCGCCATCGCTCATCGGTATGGTCTGAAACCGCAAATCAGCGAAATGCTGATGGATATCGAAATCGACCACGCCGACCAGACCGAAGAAAGCGACATGTCCTTTCTTACGCGCATGGCGGAAATGCTGGGCGCAATCACCACCGTAAAAAGCGGCAATCTGTTATTCATCATGCCAGGTGGTGGCGTGAACGCACAGGGCCAGCCGTTGCCCTCGTTCGCCATTACACGCAGCAGCGGCGATCGCCATCAGTTCCGTATTGCTGACCGCGAGGCGTATACGGGGGTACGCGCCTACTGGCTTGATCTTAATTACGGGAAAAAAAAAGGTCAGCGTAAAACGCCGTAAACCGCCAAAACCCAAAAAGGAGAAAAGCAGCAGCCGTGAAGGTGATTATATGGAAGGCGCGGAAGGAAATGTGTTTGTGTTACGCAAGACTTATCAGAACGAGCAGGCAGCAAGACGCGCTGCGGCGGCAAAGTGGCAGCAGCTACAACGCGGAGCCGCATCATTCTCCATCACGCTGGCGCGTGGACGTGCAGAACTCTACCCCGAAATGCATGGCACGGTAACAGGATTTAAAAGCGAGATTGATAATCAGGACTGGATTATTGCAAAAGCCGAGCACACCATTGATAACAGCGGTTTTACCACGCAGCTTGAACTTGAAACAAAAATCCCTGAATGGATTGCGCAGACCTAAATGGTGGGAAGATACGGCACAGAGCCAACATAATATACCTGTTTGCTCTGTGCCCGAAATAGGCATCATAAACCTAACGATGAATTGATATGCAAGATTATAAAAAATCCGCTGACATTATTTCTCATCGTTAATCAAGTTTTTGCTGATGATACCGATACAGCATCATTCTAAGTTTTAGCAAGGTTGTACTATCATTATCTGCAGAGCAAAAATTATACCAACCCTCAGTATATTTATTTAAAGTATCAAAGTAATAATCCTTCAATGGATCATCCCTATCTGAGTGGAGACAAGAAAACATCTTCTGAAGAACATAATTTAATTCACCTGTAGGAAGCCTCGAAATAATCACATCACAAGTAGTTGTTAAATCTTCAATATTCATTTTCTGAAGATTATTTCTAATCTCTAAAACGATCGGATAGAGTTTACTCAAAAACTCATTTACTTCATCTTGAAGATGCTTCTCTTTAACACAACCATCAAACAAATGAATTAACTCTTCCAATTGCATTCGGTAATAATCATTATTACCTCGTATAGCGACTTCTGAAAGAAGCATCCTCAACTCATCATAAATGTTATCGGTGGATGATATAACTTGCGCGGACAAAACATCGTAATGGTTGTTACGAATTACCACTATAGAGTCCATCAGTTTTTCTAGATATTTATACCTACTTTCAACATATGAGATAAGCTCGTTAAATTTAATACCGAAAATAATATCATCCACACCGGGTTTGTTATTATAAAGACTTATAGTAAAATCATTATTATTAAGTGCATAAAAATGAGGCCAGCTCGCAAACAATCTCTCCCCGTGGTTATTTTTAAGATTCGTAGGGTGAGCACCAAAAATAGCGCGAATACTCTTAAAATAAGAGTCATTATCCTCATGAGAAAGATAATGTATTTTATCCTTAAAAATATCAACAGAGCCTTTAAAAGGCCATTTCATAAAATTATTGTCAGTTTCAATAATACGATGGAGTTGCCGCACCGCTTCCACTATTATATCGATTGATGATATAATAGTATAAATCTGCATAGCTTTAATATCAATGTCTTCAGATATTTCAGGGATGTTCATAAGATAGCGTATAGAAACAGTAATCCAATCCATGCATGAACAAATAGGGCTGAACTGATTTTTACCATTTCTGTTTATGAAGTAACTATAAACAAAATCTCTTTCATTAACTACATCGCGAAAATCCGTTATTAAAGTATCATTAATAGTTATACCAAAATTTGTCTTAGTTATCTTCATAGTGACCATTTTCACATCAACATTCTCATAGAGAGTAGATTTTTACCGTTATCATATATAAACACAAGTCATCTGGTTATCCGAATCACTATATTTAAAGCAATTAGGTTTAAACATGCACTCCTGCGCTAACTTTTTGCTCAAGGCGGAGTGGCTGTTGGAGTCTGAGCCAGTACAACTTAAAATAGAACCAGCACCACGTTAAGGGAGGTCGCTATGTTCCGTTGTCCGCTTTGTGGCGCATCTGCCCGTATCCGCACAAGTCGTCCGGAAAATGATTCAAACACCGTGCGGCAAAAGTATTACCAGTGTAACAATCTGGAATGCGGCGTATGCTTCTCAACACTGGAAGCTTTCCATAAATTCACATCGAAACACGCCTCCGGCGTTCACTCTTCAGAAGGTATCCCGTGGCATGAGCTACCAGCTTCACACAGGGGAAACAATCAGATGAGTTTGCCTTTACCTCAGAATTAACAAGCAGAATTGCCGGAGTAACAAAAAAGCGATAGATTACGCGCGGGTGCCTTTCGGCTGATGGTCGGAGGGAATACCCGAAGGCCAGATGTGGAAAGGCCCCGGAAAACACTTTTGTTTAACCGAGGCCCTAACCATCTAACCTTAGCAAGTGATAGGTTAGCGCCTCCCCTAAAAAGGAGCAAGCGCTATGTCGCAAAAATCGCTTACGGCCATCACGTTCTGCGTGACGGTAATCCTCATCATCTGGATGCTGCACGGTTCGCTGTGTGAAATACGGATGAGCTTCTGGGGAGCGGAGTTTGCGGCGTTCTTACAGTGTAAGCAGTAAGGAAACCGCGACGGGGGAGTAATCCCCCGTCAATCGGTTGCCAAGGCTGGCCGAAGTGGCACCCTATCCCATCGACAGAAACAATAAAACCCGCAGCGTAAAACTAGCGGGTTTTATTTTGGAACTCTCACTTAGCTAGGGTACCGTTAACAACACACATAATGCTCGCAAAACAAACCAGTCAAAAGTAATTAATCAGCATTCTCCTGCTTCCATTGCCGGATCATTTCATCAGTAACATCACTCTCATAACATACAACATCATACCCTCCAGTACGGCTATATGCACTGCGTCCACCACACCTACTACCATTCCTTGCATGATTATAAGGACACGCACAATTGCCTGGATATGATTCAATGGATTCTTTAATTATTTCTTTCTTGATCTGAACATCAGACTTTCCTGTTGCTGCATACCCACTAAAAGATACCAAACAAAAGCAGATTGCCATTAATAAACCACATCGCATACCGATACACTCTATTACTAACCAATCATAACCCACATCATAAAATCGAGATGTGGAGTACAACACCTTTAACAAGAAGGTGTCATAACGATAATATGTCGAGCAATTCATCAAAAAAAAGATCTATATCAAAGAGATAGAGCTCTTATCAGTACTGCAGACATCGGCATTCGAAGCAGCAGAAAAAACAGTAAATCTGACGAATTTGCCTTTTCTCAGGATGTTGTCAGATTAAAAAAGATAGATTAGCGCAGGTACCTTTGGTGGATGGCTGGAGGAAAAATGAAGTCGAGTGGAAAAATCCCAGAAAAATTTTGTTTAACCGAAGTCTTGGTTCACTATGCGAAATACGGAGAAGCTGCAGGAGAATTCTGCTTCATCCTTAGAGCTTAAACAGCACGTGCACTATCATTGTTGTTTCTGCATATCGCCACACCACCGCCACTCTACCGCCATTGCTCAAAATACAAATACAAAAAAACCACCCGAAGGTGGTTTCACGACACTGCTTATTGCTTTGATTTTATTCTTATCTTTCCCATGGTACCCGGAGCGGGACTTGAACCCGCACAGCGCGAACGCCGAGGGATTTTAAATCCCTTGTGTCTACCGATTCCACCATCCGGGCTCGGGAAGAAAGTGGAGGCGCGTTCCGGAGTCGAACCGGACTAGACGGATTTGCAATCCGCTACATAACCGCTTTGTTAACGCGCCAAATTCTTCAGGCCTTTCAGCCAGACATCCGCTTGAGGCCGATGTCTTTTAAACTGGAGCGGGAAACGAGACTCGAACTCGCGACCCCGACCTTGGCAAGGTCGTGCTCTACCAACTGAGCTATTCCCGCATTCATCAAGCAATCAGTTAATCACTTGATTTTATTATCGTCTGGCAATCAGTGCCGCCGTTCGATGCGTTGCATTCTACTTACCTGGCGCGATGAGTCAACGATATTTTTCACTACTTTTGATCGTTTGCTGAAAATTGCACCGAAACGATCACTGATCAAGCAAATCTGCACGCGCAGCGCTCAAATATTGCAACATTGACCACAGAGTCAGTACCGCAGCCACAAAGAAAAGTGCAATACCGGCGTACTCAACCCAAATGTTCGGACGCCACAGCAGCCAGGCCAACGCCACCATCTGGGCCGTAGTTTTCACTTTCCCAATCCAGGAGACAGCCACGCTACTGCGTTTACCCAACTCCGCCATCCATTCGCGTAGCGCAGAAATAATAATTTCACGGGCGATCATCGTTGCCGCCGGTAAGGTCACCCACCAGCTGTGATAATGCTCGGTTACCAGCACCATGGCGATAGCCACGAGAACTTTATCTGCGACAGGGTCAAGGAAAGCACCAAACCGGGTACTCTGGTTCCAGCGGCGTGCCAGAAAACCATCGAACCAGTCAGTCACCGCCGCGACGCAGAAAATGAGCGCGGCGGCAAACGGCGACCAGGTGACAGGCAGATAAAAGACCAATACAAAGAATGGGATAAGGATGACACGGAACAGTGTAAGCAACGTAGGGATATTAAATTGCAT